ATTATCCTGTGTAGGATTTACAACGTGACAGTGTAAGTTTATCCATGGGTTATGTCGCCGTATACTTTGTAATAACGGAGTTGCCCAAGTGTTGTAGTAAGTTTGATCGCAGCCAATTAGTACATTATAGAGTAGCATCTTCCATGCCCGCTACACGTAATTTAACTACGTTTGTAATTTGCCACTGCTTTTGATCAAGTGCCTTAAGAACACCTAACCATTTGTTACGCATCAGTGCAAACTCGTTGATAATCTTTTCGTAGTCAACAACGTCTGCCTCACCGTCAACGTATTTTTCAACGTCACGACTGCTTAATGCACGTTGATAGTTTTCAAGATATTTTTTAAAAAAAACTACTACGAAGTCTACGAAGTTCGATATTAAGATACTCAAGTATTGCTTCAAGTTCTTGTAATTGATTAAAACGATGCTCGACAAGGCCGGGCATTTCTGCCGCGGCCTTCTCTAGATTTCCATAAATTCGGATTTCTTTTTTTGCTTCAATAAGTTCTGCTTCGAAGTATGATATAGCATCTGGAATATGGCTAATATCTTTTGATATTTTGCTATACCACATTATTAATCCCAATCATCATCGTCTGAAACTAGTTCTTCATCTATATCAAGATAATAGTTAATTGCTGAATCAAGGAAATCGCAGTTACCAATGGCATCTTTAAGCGCATCATCACCAACACCATAATCTGCTAAAAGATCAACAAACCTTTCAGCAAGTGTTTCGAGATGTTTCTTATCTGTATGCTCTTTAAAAAGATTCCATATATCTACAACTTGTGAACTATCCATAAAACAAATTACTCCTCAGTTACTGGTTCCTGTACTACAGTTTCATCAGGTTCGATTTGAACCTCTTCATCTGTAATTAGTTCTTCCTCACGGTTACTAAAGTCATTCATGACTTGATCTAATAAAGTGCCGCCGGCTTCCCAAACTTTACGATATTCTTTAACTTCTTCGCCTGTAGTAGTAACATATTTAAGTCTGTTACCATCTTTAACAAGCATACCTTTTTTCTCAAAAAGATCAACAAGTCCACTGTAAGGATTCATACCAGTTTCGTATGGAATTTTAACTTGTACGCCTTCGAACGGTTTTGCGTAACGTGTTTTCATTACTTTACAACCTGCTCTAATTCCACGCACTTCGCTAATTTTATTACCATCTTCATCTTCTTTTAGTTTTAGTTTTTTCATTGCTACAACAATTGAAGATGCATAGATAAATCCTTGTCCACCTGAAATCTTATCATCTGGATCGAACATATCTTGCGATGCGTATGTATGGTTAGTACATACCAAGCCAACATTGTGTGAGCCAATCATATTAACTGTGTTACGAACAAGTGAAGTCAATGCCTTAGGCTTACGACCCATATCACCTTTCATATCACCCTTGTTAAACTGATCAACATCAGTAGGTGTTAGCAACATACCTAAACTATCAATAACAAATAATACTTTAGGACGTTCTTCATCCGGCATTTCTTTATAGTCTGCCATAAATGTTGAAATTGTTTTTGCTACATCATCAATCATTGACATATTAAGTTTAAGAAGTTTTTCTTCACTTGTGTCAACTTCAAGAGCCTGTAGCCATGTTTCATCAAGTGCGTTCTCTGAGTCAATTAGAACTACAAAGATGCCTTGATCTTGTGCCGCCTTTACAATGTTACCTGCACAGATATATGATTTACCTGCACCAGATTCTCCTGCAAAAACAGTTACCTTACCTAGTGGAACACCTTTGTTAAAGTCTCCTGAGATAAGGAAGTTGAGTGCATAGTTACCTGTACTAATCCAATCAGTAGGATCGTTAAATCCTGCACTCATGCCTGAAATAGATTTAGTTAAGTTTTTACGAAACTTAGAAACGTCAAATGCTTTACTAGCCATGGTTTCTCCTTTAGCATAAAAAGGGTGACCGAAGCCACCCTTTAATTATTATTACTGTGCTTGACGTGAACGGATCATTGCCAAGATATCTTCGGCTTTACCATTATCGCTTGCTGGTGCTGACACCGGTGCTACTTCTGGTGCTGGCGCCGCAGGTGCTTCTACTACTGGTGTAGTTGTAGCCTCTGGTGCTGTCGATACTGGTGTAGTCGGAGCAGATGATTGAGTATTCGGATCACCTGTACGTGCCGCCATCCCTGCTGGACGGAAGTACTGTCCCCAACGTTCCGGATCATATGCTTCACCGTCAACTGATGCT